CGGCTTCGCCGTGAACCCGTCACCCGGCGACACCATCACCCTGAACGGGACCGTCTGGACCTTCGTCTCCGGCACAGCCTCCGGCGATGAGACAGAGATCCAGGCGAGCGTCGAGGACACCCTCGATCAGCTGGTCAGCGACCTCAATGCCTCGGCCGATGTAGAGATCGCGACGTGCACCTACTCCCGGCCGACGGGTACGCAGATCCTAACGGTGACCTTCGACACAGCAGGCCCGACCGGCAACGCGTTCACCATCGCAGCGTCGGCGGCGACGGTCGCGGCCGTGACCCTGACCGGCGGCGGCTATGCCCATGTCTGGGAGAGCGGTGCCGACGACATCCCGAGTTACACCATCGAGATTGGCCATCCGCAGCTCACCACGCCGGTCTTTTTCCGCCACCTCGGCACGGTGCTGGAGAGCCTGAACTTCGAGATGGGCCAGGAAGGGCCAGCCAATGCCCGTCTGCAACTGGTGGCGCAAGGTGAGGAGCAGTTTGTGGCGACGGTGGATGCCACTCCCAATGCCTTCTCGCTGCGCCGCTTCAGCCAGGGCCGCGGCTTCATCCGCCGTGGCGGGTCGGCGCTCGCTGGTGTCACCGGCGGCAGCCTGACCTTCTCCAACAATCTGGAGCGGGTCCGGGTGATCCGCGAGGACGGCAAGATCGAGGCGGCCGATCCCACGTTCGCTTCGGCCGAGGGGTCGATGTCGGTGCGCTTCGACGGCGCCACGCTGGTGGCCGAGGCCGCCAATGGCGATCCGGTCAGCCTGGAGTACGGCTTCACTTTCCCCGAGGGCTATGCGCTCCGCTTCGAGCTGCCGCGGGTCTTCCTGCCCAAGCCCAAATATGCCGTCTCCGGTCCCGGCGGGGTGGAGGCCAGCTTCGACTGGCGTGGCGCCTTCGACGAAGCCGAAGGCACGATGCTGCGCGCACACCTCCTGAACGACGTCACCAGCTACGCCTGAGGAAACACTTCATGATTCGTCTCGACCTCTCCCGCAAGCCCCGCTGGCTCGACCTCGGCCACAGCGTGCGCCTGCGTGTCGCTCCGTTGACGACCTCGTTGATGGCGGCCGCCCGCAGTGATCTGACGGTCACCAGCCTGCCCGTGAGTGCCTCGAACGAGACCATCGCGGTCACCATGGCCAAGGCCCTGGCACGTCTCGTCGTGCTGGACTGGGAAGGTGTCGGCGACACGGACGGCGTGCCCGTTCCGGTCACGCCGGAGGGGATCGACGCACTGCTCGACATCCTGCCGCTCTTCGAGGCGTTCCAGCTGCGCTACGTCTCAAGGGGCCTGCTGCTGGAAGAGGAAAAAAACGGCTCAGCGCCCTCAGCCAATGGCACTTCAGCGGGGGCGACCGGTACTGCCGCTCCTGCCCCGGCATCTGCGGCGAGTGCCCCGCCGTCCTGAACCGTCCGCTGACCATCGAGGGCTGGCAGGTCTGGGACCTGGCGCAGCGGCTCACCGGCCAGCTGCGTGCCGTACCCGGGGCCATCCTCGGCCTCGACATGACAGCAGCGCTCGCCATGGCCGAAGCCCTGGGTGTCGACACGCTCGTCTGCGCCGAGCTGCTGCCCGAGGTGGAAGGCATGATGGTGCGCGGGCTCAACGCACAGATCAGGGCTGAGCACGATGGCTGAGAAGCGCGTCTCCGTTCGCCTCGCCGTCGTCGGCGGTCGCGAGGTGCGGGCCGAGCTGCAGGGCATCGGCGAGGCCGGCGAGCAGGGCATGCGGCGCCTGTCGCGCGAGATGGATGCGGCGAACACCCGCGTCGCCGCCTTCTATCGCCGCCTGCAGATCGCTGCGGCCGCCGCCGCCACGGCGTTCGTCGCCGGTGCCGCGGCGATGATCCGCTCGGGCCTCCAGGTCGTCGACGCCCAGGCCAAGCTGGCCCAGTCGCTCGGCACCACGGTCGCGAGCATCCAGGTGCTGGAGCGTGCCGGCGAGCTGGCCGGTGTCTCGATGTCCGGTATCGAGCAGGCGACCAAGGATCTGACGCGTCGGCTCAGCCAGGCGGCCGCGGGCACAGGTCCGGCCGTTGCTGCCCTGGAACGGCTCGGCCTCTCGGTATCCGCCCTGCTCGCCTTGCCGCTCGACGAGCGCGTCGGGCGGATCAATCAGGCGATCCTCGACTTCGTGCCCGCCGCCGAGCGCGCGGCCGTCGCCGGCCAGCTGTTCGGCGAGGAAGGCAGCATTGCCATCTCGCGGATCGACACGGGCACGCTACGGCAGGCGACAGAGGATGTCCGCGACTTCGGTGTCGTCGTCTCCGAGCAGGATGCCGATCAGATCGAGCGCACCAACGATGCGATCTCGCGGCTCGGTCTCGTCTGGCGCGGGTTGTCGAACCAGCTGGCTGTCGCCGCCGCACCGGCGCTCGAGGCGGTGGCCGATGCGATGGCCGCCATCTCCCGCACGACGGGCCCGCTCGGCCAGGCGATCCGGGCGCTCTTCGACAATATCGGCCGGCTGGCGTCGAGTGCTGCTGCCTTCGCCGCCTTCATCGCCGGGCGCTGGGTCGCCGGCATGGTGGTGGCCGCCGCCTCGGTGCGCGGTCTTGCGACAGCGCTCGTGTTGCTGCGGGGTGCCTTGATCCGCACCGGGATCGGGGCACTCGTCGTGGCGGCCGGCGAATTGATCTACCAGTTTGGCCGGCTGGTCCAGGCGAGTGGTGGCTTCGGCGCGGCGCTGGGTCTGCTTGGCGACGTCGCAAGCGAGGTCTGGGAGCGGATCGGGATTCTGGCCGAGATCCTGCAGGCGCGCATCGGCGCTGCCTGGAGAGGGATCCAGGCCAGTGTGGCGGCGGCGCTGCAGCGCGCGCTCGAGGCGGTCGTCACCTTCGGCAATCGGACCGTCAGCACGTTCCAGGGCGTCTTCGATGCGATGGTCGTCATCTGGAGCAACCTGCCCCAGACCATCGGCGACCTGACGATCCGCGCTGCCAATGCGCTGATCGCGGGCCTGGAGGCGATGCTGAACGGTGCCGTCAACGGCATCAACAAGCTGCTGGAGGGCGTGAACGCTGGTCTTGCGGCCATCGGTATCGAGCGGCCGATCACGCTCGTTCCGGAGATCGATCTGGGCCGATTCGAGAACGAAATCGCCGGCGCCGCCGATCGCGCCGGCACCGCGGCCAGCGACGCCTTCGCGGCCACGTTCGAGACCAATGCCTTCAACCCGCCGGACGTCGGCCTTTCGGGCTTTGCCGAGGATGCGCGCGCGGCTGCGGATGGTGCCCGTGGCACCGCGGCGGCGCTCGGCGACCTGGCCGGTGCGCCGCTCGCCTCCGTGGCAGCACTGCGTGAGGCCATGGCCGGCGCCCATACGGAGATCGACAACGCGGCAGCGGCGACCGAACGTCTCGACGTGGCCTTCGCGGCGATCGGCGGTGCGGGCGGCGGCTCGGCAGGAGAAGCCGGGGCCACGACCGGATCCGCGGCGGGTGCCGCGGAAGCCAGCCGGACCGCCGGCCAGGCGATCGGCGCTGCCGCGGACCAGGCCGCGACCGGTTGGGCCGTGGTTCGTGACGAGCTGGCTCGCTATGCCGACGACGCGATGGCATGGGGCAAAGAGCTGGGCAGTGTCCTCACCAGCGCCTTCCGCAGCGGCGAGGACGCGCTCGCCAGCTTCGTGACGACCGGCAAGATCGACTTCACGGGCTTCGCCGACAGCATTCAGGCCGACATCACCCGCATCGCCATTCGCTCGGCGATCCTCGGGCCGCTGGCGACAGCGCTCGGCGGCTCGGGTGGCGGGCTCCCTGGCGGCCAGTCTGGTGGCGGCGGGTTTCTGGCGGGCATCTTCCACCAGGGCGGCGTCGCGGGGGCCCCTGCCCCGCAGCATCTGGTTCCTGCCTTGGCGTTCGCCGGCGCACCTCGTCTCCATGGCGGCGGCATGGCGGGGCTGCGCGCCGACGAGGTGCCTGCCATCCTGCAGCGCGGCGAGATGGTCCTCTCCCGGGCGCAAGTTGCCGCGATGGGCTCGGCGCGGGACACACAGCGTCCGGTCAACGTGGTGATGAACATCTCGACGCCGGATGCGGGGAGCTTCCGGCAGAGCCAGGGCCAGATCGCGGCTGACGCCGCCCGTGCGATGCAGCGGGCGCGGCGGAATCTCTGACGGATCGAAGCGATGAGCGGCTTTCACGAGGTGCAGTTCCCGCCCGACATCTCCTATGGCGCGTCGGGCGGTCCGGGCTACTCGACAAGCGTGGTGACGACGGTCTCGGGTCACGAGCGGCGCAACGCCAACTGGGCGGCAGCACGGGGCCGCTGGAACGTGGCGCATGGCCTGAAGAAGCGCGAGCAGGTGGCCGAGCTGATCGCCTTCTTCCGGGCGCGCAGGGGCCGGGCCTACGGGTTCCGTTTCAAGGATTGGACCGACTACCAGGCCCTTGCGCAGAGCCTTGGCGTCGGCGATGGCACGACGACCAGCTTCCAGCTGGTGAAGCACTATGCGAGCGGCGGCGAGCTCGAGACACGGCTCGTCACCAAG